TCACACCACCAACCCGCCGCCGAGTGGGTTCAACGTCACCGCGTGTTGCAGATAATCAGGGGCGAGGTGAGCATAAACCATCGTTTGCTGAATGCTCGCATGACCAAGGATCTGCTGTAACGCGATAATGTTGCCACCGTTCATCATGAACCAGCTCGCGAACGTGTGCCGGAGCACATGCGTAGCCTGTCCGCGTGGCAAGTCTGGTTTAACCTGCCTGAGCCGTTCGCAGAAGTTTTCATAGTCAACTTTGAACAGTGGCCCGGTGTCGCTGGTCTTGATCTCTTTCTCCAGTTCTTCTGATATCGGAACCGTACGCTTTTTTCCGTTTTTGGTCTTAAGGAACGTCACGCGCCCGTGATTAACCTGCTCACCTCGCAGCGTGCTGCCTTCACCCCAGCGTGCGCCAGTGCTTAAGCATAGCAGTGCTACACGTCGATCGTCGCCGGTTAGAGTATACAGCAATTTGCTGATCTCTGATTTGGCGAGATAGGTCATAGCTGGCGGTGCTTCTTTCAGTGGTTCCAGACCCTTACAGGGGTTTTCCTTCCTAAACTCTTCCAACTTTATCAACGTGCTGAACATCCCGGATAAGCGGTAAATGTCCCGGTTGATTGTTGCTGCGCTGATACCGTCTTCCAGCCGTTGGCTTCGGTGTTGTGCAATCATTCGCTTGTTCAGTCGGTTAACGGCTGGATCACCAAGCGCCCTGATTGTTTTATTCAGGTGCCGCTTTTCAATCTCGCCATTTTCCTGAGTCTGTCCATACAGCAGCCACCAGGTATCTAACAACTCGCCTAAGGTACGGCGGTCAACGCTCGCGCCGAGCCATTCTTTTTTGTCGGCGTTGGCTAATACATAACGCTCAAAAAGAAACGCCTCTTGTTTCTTCTCAAATCGCCTGCGGATACGTTTTCCGTTACGTCCGCGCGGCCATACGTCCACTTCATATTGACCACCTTCGAGCTTCTTAATCGACATAAGAAAGCCCTCCGGCATTTATTTCCCCATCCTGATAACAGATAGTGAAAATGTAATGTTTATAGATAGTTAACCAGTTTGTTTCTCGGAGCGGTCTGATCCAGTAGACTCTGGCCCAATGTGTGCGAGGGCCGGTGCGATTTGACCAGCTTGAGGTGCGGTCTTATCAGTCATTAGCCAGAGCGTATATTTTGCGAAACGTGAATGCTGAGTGATCTTAAGCAAGATATCGCTACCAATACTCTCCACTCTTCCTGTCTCGTAATACTTTTGTGTGCCAGCAGGTATTCCAGTTAATTCAAAGAATTGCTGCCTTGTTAGCCCCTCCGCATCCCTGATAGCTCTGATTTTTTCACCCACGCCGCTTGACGGGGTAGGGATCTCTACCATAACACCCTCCTTAAGGGTGGTAATCTCTACCATGAGCAACCGCCAATATAAGCAGTTACAAGCCGAAATAAGCGCCTAGCGCCGATGGGGATTATGACACATGACAGAGAAAGAGTTAGAGGGGTTCATTGAAGTGCGTCACGCCGTTGACGCGGTTCCATATCCTAAATTTGCCGAGTTAATCGGTAAGAAACCTGCCACGGTTAAGAGCATGATTGATGACGGTAAGTTGCCGATCATCCCGTGGAAGAACCCGGAAAGCCTGGGCGCCCGCGCTGAGAACTGGATCTATATTCCTGAATTCAACCGCGCAATGCGTGACGCCTACTACAACCGTCCGAGAGAGCAGCGCGATGCTTGGTTGCTGTGGATCGGTCTTTGAGGTTATCGCGATGAGCCAGAAAACAGCCAACCACAAAAACCGGGTGCGTGAATACAACGACATTCTGGACACCCATTTAAAAGATATGCAAACGGGATTCATGATTCGCACCAATAGCGGCGAGTTTATGATTAGGGATAAAAAGCTGATTAAGAAAATAACCAAAGACGTGGCCCGCCATGTTGATGGTGAATTGCTTAAATTGGGAATGTGAGGGGGATTTTGTGGCTGTGCAATTAATACAGTTAAGTCGTCACTCATATTTATATCGTGGCTTCACTATTCAGAAATGCCCGCGTAATCCTTTTACGTTTAAGCACTCTTATCGTATTTCCAGCAATAGCGATTATTACGGGCGTGACTTTGCTTTAGCGGAAGCCATGCGCACGGTTGATCAGATTTATAAGCAAGGGGGCAGTAATGCACGATGAAGGCCCATCACTGGCAAGCCTGCTTAAGCACGGGTGCCAGGTTACACACTTCAAGAACTCACACGGCTGGCTGGAAACTCCAGACGGAAGATTTTTTAAGCCCGAACCCGCGAAGGTTCAATTTATCAAAGGTAAAAATAAACCGTTTATTTATACCCAAAAAATAAATAAAGGCTTCCTGTTTACACTGGCTGAATTATTTAAAAAGCTAATTAAGTAATTCGGTTTTAAAAAATCAACTCTGTTTTCTCCGTCTCTTTATTAAGTGGCGGCGGTTCAACTCATTCTTTTTTTGAGGAAGAGATTATGACCAAACGTGATCAATATAACTTCATCCTGCACGTTCTCTTACCTGCTGTTGAGCGTGAAGGGCTGACGATTAAAACCCGCCGCGATGGTGAGTTAACCCTTTCTTCTGACGATCCCTCTGTTTCCTGCTTTATCGACGATATGCGCCAGCGCCTTACCACGGCGTTGCAGCGTCCGGCTGTTCCATCTTCCCCTTACGGAGTCCTGTAAAATGATCCGCCCGTTCATCAAATGGGCAGGGGGTAAAACCCGTGTCCTTCCTGACCTGCAGCCGCACCTTCCTAAAGCCGACTGCCTGATCGAACCGTTCGTAGGCGGCGCATCGGTATTTCTGGCGACTGAGTACCGCCGCTATGTGCTGGCTGATATCAACCCGGATCTTATTAACCTGTATCGGGAAGTCACCCGTTACCCGGACTTAGTGATCGATGCGGCCCGCGAACTGTTCAACAGCAAGAACAGCCCGCAGGGGTACAACGAAGTCCGAGCCGCGTTCAATAAGCGGGTAGGTACGGTAAAAAGCGGTGGGTTGCGTTATGGCGTCGAAATGGCGTGCATTATGCGCGCTGCTCAATTCCTGTATCTGAATCGCCACGGTTATAACGGCTTATGCCGATACAGCCGGAAGACCGGCTTTAACGTACCGTTTGGCAAGTATAAGAGCGTCTACTTTCCTGAAAATGAAATCCGCCAGTTTGCTGAAAAAGCCAACGATACAAAGGCGATATTTCTTTGCGCGCCGTTCCAGCGTTCTCTACAGGTCGTCACGGGTGGCGATGTTCTCGTTTACTGCGATCCGCCTTACCTGCCGGAAAGCAAAACAGCCGATTTTACCCAATACCACACCGAACCATTCACGGAAGACAACCACCGCCAGTTAGTCCAGGCACTGCTGGAAGTTAACCGTAAGCATGGCGTGAAGGTCGTCATTTCCAACAGCGACACCGAAGCCACCCGCGCGATTTATCAGCCCTTCAAGATGCACGAAATCAGCGTGCAACGTTCCGTCAGCACTGACAAAGACAACCGCCAGAAGGCCAAAGAAGTGATCGGCGTGCTGCCTGTCTGCGACTGCTGCGGACGTTACGGCGGTGGTTGCCCTGATTGTGACGCCGTGATGGGTGATGCGACTTACAACGCGATGGTTGCAGCGGGCACGTTTGACGATCTGGAGGCTTTCTAATGACTACTTTCACAGCACCATCAGTAATTGTTCCAACGGATATAAGCGCAAAAGTTCGTGAAATTGAAACGGCCTATAAGCGCTTCCTTTCTGAATTCCGCATACCTGACGATCATAAAATCGTCGTGAATTACAGCGGCGGTAAAGATTCAACGGTAACACTTGCCATAGCTCACGCGCTTTTTGGTGATCGCGTGCAAGGTCTTATGGCCGACACTGATAACGAGCATGAACTGACGATCGAATACGGGCGCACTATTCATCAGCAAATAGGTTGTAAGCCTGTTCAGGTTGTTAAGCGGAACTATACGGAAGAAGACTTTGCCAGCCGCCGCGCTTATTTGCAGAAAAATTGGCCGAGGCGTCAGACTATCCGTATGGGGGCGTATCGTGGTGTGGTGATGCCTTCGCTGGCCCGCAAAGATACGAAGTTTGCAAAAGCATGGATGCAAACAGCGAAGCGCTGGGGAATTGAGTTTGAGACAGCTTTAGATGCTGCATTGTCAGTTCTGGGCCAGCCGTCTGGAAATAGTTTTCTGGATGCTGCATTGCTTCATGGCAAATTCCCAATGCTGCGCGATCGTTTTTGTACCGATGAACTGAAAATACAGATTGCCTTTGATGCGGTGATGAAACCTTTGTTAGATGAAGGTGAAGTCATTGTGCAGTGGTCAGGTGTCAGGGCTGATGAGTCATCAAAGCGGGCTGGCTATGAACGCTTCTCAACAGACCAGCGCGATCCCCAATTCCTTTACAACTTCCTGCCTATCCACCAGTGGACGGCGAAAGACGTTTTTGCCCTTCATAAACATTTTGGTATCAAGCCTAACCCTCTTTACACGCAAGGTGCCGCCCGTGTTGGCTGCATGAACTGTGTGCTTTGCAACAAAGAAGAGATAGCCGAAACAGCAGCACGCTGGCCTGAACATATTGATAAACATCGCCAGTGGGAATTGCAGGTCAGGTTGGGGAGTCGCTGGGTTCACTGGATGAGTGTCGGCGAGGTTAGCCAGCGCTGGATGTCGTCTGTTCTGGGCTTACGTGAAATCACTGACCGGCACGGAAAGAAAGTGAAGATTCGAAACAACTTGGGCAAAGAAGTGATGCTTCAGGGGCTTACGCCGGAAGTGCAGCATATTGACTGGTCTGGATTTTATGGGCCACGCGGCAACCTCAATTCGCCGGGTGTTGATGAGGTTCTTGAGTGGGCCAAATCTGGGCGCGGTGAGCAGGTATATGAACTGGCTTTAGCTGGTCTTGAAGCAAGTGTCTGCTCATCTCACTACGGCCTTTGTGAATAGGTAGCCATATGACCGCCTATTACAACGAGATCGATCCATTCGCCGCGCAGTGGCTGCGCAACCTGATCGACGCCGGGCATATTGCCCCCGGTGTCGTTGACACTCGCTCAATTAAGGAAGTATCCGCAAATGATCTTAAAGGATTCACGCAATGCCACTTCTTTGCCGGGATCGGCGTGTGGTCTTACGCCCTGCGCCGCGCAGGATGGCCCGATGATCGCCCCGTCTGGACAGGTTCATGCCCCTGCCAGCCTTTCAGCGCCTGCGGAAAGCGGCAGGGAAAAGACGATGAGCGCCATCTCTTCCCCACATGGTTTCGTCTTATATCGGAGTGCCGCCATGACGTTATCTTTGGCGAACAGGTTGCGAGCAAAGACGGCCTCGGCTGGCTCGACGATGTACGCGATCACCTGGAAAGAGCGGAATACGCCTTCGCAGGTTTCGATCTCTGCGCTGCGGGCTTCGGTGCTCCGCACATTCGGCAACGCCTCTTCTGGGTGGCCGACGCCGAACGCGAGCAATGTCAAAAACGCCTATCAGGATCCCCAGAAAGTCATAGCCAGGATGTTGGCGGGGCGGCAATCGAACCTACAGGATTTTGCCTGTCTGGCGGGCTGGAACACTCCTACAGCAACGGATGGGAAGGGCGGATATGTGGGTGGGAGGATCCGAAACGGGAAGATTTCAACGGATCGGTTGGATGTAACGGCGCAACTTGCGGGCTGGCAGACGCCGACAACAAGCAACGATCGCAAGCCGAATCAGCAAAATGCGCTAACGAGTTATCGGGAGGACGGAACAAAAATTCAGAAACGGTTGCAGGATTTGGCAGCAATAGCGGGGCCAATGCGGTTAACGGTTTCTGGGGATCTGCTGACTGGCTCTTTTGCCATGATGGAAAGTGGAGGCCAGTTAAACCCGGACTTAAGCCGCTGGTTAATGGGCTTGCCGGACGCGTGGGCCAGTTGCGTGCCTACGGAAACGCCATCGTTGCACCGGTCGCGGAAGCGTTCATAAGTGCATATTTGGAAAGTGCGCAATGACCACGGCAACCCGTGGCCGTCGCGCCCCTTCTCCACCTCCACCGTATCCGGGTAGCACTGATAATGCTATCCCTTACGCTTATGGCGGGAACAAACCATACCAGCCGATTGGCGTTGATGTAGCGCCGGGGCTGGATGGTTTCGACTATCTTACACCGGACGGCACCCGCAAGCATATTGCGTCCAGTGAACTGGTAGCGGAGGACGAAAAGCCGGAGCGCAGCAAGCTGCTGCGTCGCCGTCTGGCTTCCCTTCCGCAGTATATCCGCCGCCACTTTGCCGCGAAGCTGGACGCACTGGATGCGAAAGACCGCAAAGCGGCAGATCACTGGCTGGTTAATACCTTTGAGCGCCACGTATTAACACGTATTGATAGCGTGAACAGTGTTTACCAGCCTGACACTGTGATGCCTGGCATTCTGCTGTCAATCCGCGATCAGCTTTTCCGTATGCTTTGGGCAGGGAAAAAAGAGTTAAAAAGACTGGCTTATACGCTTGCCGATATCTTTACGAGCGAGTTTATACGCGAGTCCGATCACCAGTTGGCGCGCACCGGCGATCCTGAGTTCGCGGCGCTTTCTGGCTATGGCCGTATTGCGTCGCTGGCGGTGCATCTGAAAACGCCGATCCCAGGTTGGACAGCGTATTGCAATGAAGAACTTGAAGCGGAGGACGCGTTACGCGCGGTTCTCCGTCTTGAGTCACCGCAATGGTGGTTAAACCGCCTGCGCCGTATCCATGCCCGGTGGCGTGAGCACTTGATGATCGCGGCGGGATACGTCCAGAAAAAATCTTCCCCATACAGTAGCGCCCCGTGCCTTACGGAATGGCTGGCCCAGAAAAAGGCTAACCGTGAATACCTTAAGGCTATGGAACTGGAAGACCAGGACACGGGCGAGCGCATTTCACTGATCGATAAAGTCGCCGGCAGTGTTGCCAATCCGGCCAACCGTCGCCGCGAACTCATGACGAGAATGCGCGGATTTGAAGATCTGGCGAAGCTGGAAGGGCTGGCCGGTGACTTCTACACGCTGACAGCACCTTCCCGTTACCACTCCATGCAGCATAACGGGCGCCGCAATAATAAATACTGTGGCGCGTCGCCGCGCGAGACGCAGCAATATCTTTGCAAAGTCTGGGCGAGAACCCGCGCAGCGTGGAAGAGAAAAGGGATCCGCGTCTTTGGTTTCCGCGTGGTCGAACCGCACCATGATGCAACGCCACACTGGCATTTACTTCTTTTTATGCGCCCGGAATGCGTCGAGCAGGCGCGTGAAATCTTCCGTAAATATGCACTGAAAGAAGACGGCAACGAACCGGGAGCGCAGGAAAACCGCTTTCAGGTTGTACCGATCGACGATGCCCACGGCAGCGCAACCGGCTATATAGCGAAATACATTTCGAAGAATATCGACGGCTTCGCGCTGGATGGTGAGAAGGACGACGAAACCGGGGAAGACCTGAAAGAAATGTCACTCCGCGTTAGCGCGTGGGCATCGCGCTGGGCTATTCGCCAGTTTCAGCAGATCGGCGGTGCGCCGGTCACGGTATATCGGGAACTTCGCCGCCTGGGCGATCGCGAACTGGTGTTACATCCTGAACTGGAAACCGCCCGGCAGGCCGCTAACGGTGGCGAATGGGATAACTACGTATTAGCCCAGGGTGGCCCGTTGGTTGAGCGCGATAAGCTGCGCATCCGTCTGAACTATGAAACCACTGAAAACGGCAACGCCTACGGCGATAACGTCCAGCGAATCACTGGTATTTACTGCCCGATTACGGGCAATGACTCTTTGATCTTCACCCGCACCACTCAATACAAAATCGTGCCGAAGCGTCAGAGCGCTGATGGTGTGGCCGTTGACGTTGGTTTTTCAGGCGGCAGCGCCGCCCCTCGGAGTTCTGTCAATAACTGTACGCGGGATCCCGCGGCAGGTGCTGACGGTGTTGAACATGCCGCCTGCGAAGATGCAGGACAGTCGGAAATGACTGTGTCAGCTGAGGGCGTGACGGTGAATTTTGATGCGCTTTCACGACAGGAAAAACGAGAGCTGGCGCAGCGACTTAGTGACGATGTGCGGCGTAGGCGTAAAAAGCGGCCACCGGAGGGGGAAGAAGGGGCCGGGCTATCAGTGAAAGAACAGCAGATCAGTGAACTGCTGGCGCTACGTGGGATTGATGCCAGCGCCGGAATGGTGAGATCGGTGATGGCAGGTGCGTCAGTGGCGTGCGGTGATCTCGTTATTACCGTGCAAGACGGGCGGCTGGTATCGCGCAACCGTGCCGCGTCCGGGCTGGATAAGTTGCCGTCTCAGGTTATGGCAGCGAAGAAAAAGACAAGCGACCTCGTTAACCGAATGAAAGTCGCGTTTTCGGGACGGAAATAGAGCGCCGATCGGCGTTGTCGCCTTTGACAGTGTGGTACCGAATTCCGGCAAATACCGCCATTTCCGGCAGTGTTGGCCATACATCGAGAACCGTCATTTTTAACAGTGCTGCAGGTACAACGTGAGGATTTACGGATGAGTTATTTAGGGAGCAAAGGCGGCAGCGGCGTTTATCAAAAAATCATTGCCGAGATGCCGCCGCATGATACTTACATTGAAACCCACTTGGGCGGTGGGGCAGTGATGCTACATAAGCCGCCAGCTCAGTGGAATATTGGGATTGATATCGACGACGAGGCACTACGGGGATTTAGAGACAAATATCGAATGAGGGAGCAAGAGGAATTGTATCAGTTGCGGTGTACTGACGCCGTGGAATATATGAGCAGGTTTGATTTTGCGTCGGCCGGAAACGTCCTAGTGTATTCCGATCCTCCTTATCTGCCAGAAACGCGCACCAGTCGCGCCCGCTACCGTCATGAATATACCGTTGCCGATCATGAGCGTCTGTTAGCCAGCCTCATGAACCTGCCGGAAAACGTCAGCGTGATCCTTTCTGGTTATCCGTCGCAGCTTTATGAGGAAACGTTAGCGGGCTGGCGCAGCATGGAATTTCAGGCTATGACTCGCGGCGGCGTGCGAACAGAAAAAATCTGGATGAACTACCAGGAAGGGCGCGCGTATTCGCACACATTTGCCGGGAAAGATTACAACGATAGACACCGGATAAAGCGCAAAGCTGAGCGCTGGCGCGCGAAATATGCAGCCCTTCCGCCTGCTGAAAGACTAGCGATTATGGTGGCGCTTAATGAAGTAGATGCGGGGAAGTAAAAAAGCCGCCAAGCGGCTTTTTCAATGGCGATAGTTAGTTATTCTTCTTAAGCGGTTTGGCTTTCCATCGCTTAACCAGCCATTCAAATTCTTGATAGGTAGTTTCTGACTTGATGTGCTCTCTGATGGCTTTGATCAGAGGTTCGGCAATATCGTAGGTTTCTATAACGGTGGTATACGATGTTCGTTTGATCATCTGCTCGTTATAAATACCTTCGCGGATGCTCACGGCAACCCTTTCGTAAAAGTTCAGGATGTACTGAAATTTGCGGCGCTCAGTCATTTCTTCTTCGGTGATCGCTTTGCCTTCGCATGGAAAGACGTAAGCACGGAACGATTTTCCTGAACGATGCACTTGCTTAAGGACATGTAGCGACTCTATGTACTGCGTATCCTGGCGGCTTTCGAATAAAAAGTTAGCCGTTTGCGTTTTCTTCGCGGTGCGGACGTTATAGACGATTGTCCAGATGGCAACGACAACGCCGAGAAGCACAATGGCGTTACTGATAATTTGCAGGGTATTGGCGTCTAATGTCATGTTTTTTATCCATAAAAAAGGCGGGGTAAGTTCCCCGCCTCGTAGAGGTTAGATTCAGCTTAGAAGCCGTCGAACTCATCAAACAATTTTCTCATAATAACCCCCTTTGAAAGCATTTCGTAGTTCACTGATTGGTGAAGATTCACTTATTAGTGAAGTAATACGACAAAATTACCCTAAAGGTAATCGGTAGTCAAATGGATGGGCCTTTTGGAGCTGCACAATAGTGCACAAATTTGCACAATTTTTTTGAACCTGTTTATGTCCTTTCCGGCCTGTAATGGCGCGGTCTGAGCCGGGATCCGTGCCTGCACAAAAAAAGGGGCGTTTGTCGCGCGCAGGTGACGGGGGAACAGCCCCCGCAACAGGGGCTGGAAGGGGATCCCCTTTAGATACACTGATTAACACCGTAATCGCTTCTTTGCGTGTCGTTTCGTCATGCGCTGTTGTGTTTTGATGGTCAGGGAAAACGCCTGTCAGCATGGCGCTGAGGCGCTCTGATGTGATCGATGTATTGAGCGTTGTTCAGGCGTCAGTACGCTGATCCAGAAGGGAAGAAACACAGGGATATTGAAAGTATTTGATGATGTGCCGGACGGTTCGCCATGCGCTGGCCGGAACAGTCAGCGCTGGCGGTGGTTTATGGTGGGGGCGTTGCGGATTAATTCTGATCCAGCAGTGCGTAAGGGTTGAACCGGATCACTTCTTCGCCAATCCAGTCGTTGACGTGTTTCATGGCCTCCATCACGGGCATAAGCTCGTTAATCGCGTAAACCCGTGCGGCTTTCTCCACGTCGCCAAACGACCCCTTCTCACCCGGCATGGCTCCCATCAGTTGCGGGGGCACACGATGAGCGGCAAGGATATCGTCACGGGAGGATGCCTTGACGTTCATGAATTCATCTTTCGCGGTTATCTGCTGGAATGGCAGGATCTGCACGCCATCTTTGCCGCCGCCAGGCGCATGCAGCAGGATATTCTTGAAAGCTCCCTTCCCTCTGGACTCTGACAGCGTTTTCTTTACCACCTCAACGCTCTTGTCATTGGCCTGCGCCGAGCTGATGTAGATGATGCAGCCTGCATGAGAGCCGTTGTCATAGTACAGCTTGCGGAACGTATCCGCAGAATGAGCAAGGCTTGCAGACAGTAACCCGCCGATATACTCCGGCATGCCGTAGATTTCCTGATTGATATCAGGATTCATGATGTGGCATACATCACCGCGCCGGAAGGTGTACTCTTCCTTCCCTTCCTGCACGTACCAGTAAGTATCAAGGTCTGTACCTCTGCGTGTGTATTTTGCCAGGGCGTGCCGTAGTTCGAGTGGTCCACCGAGTCGGTTCGTGCGCAGCTCAAGATAGGTGTTACCGAAAACAAACCAGTCGAGGGCAAATCCGGAGAACGCCTGACGCGATAGCAATTTGTGGGGGATAAAACAGCCGAGCAACACATTGCGCTTAAAGTACAGCGCGGACTGATGCCATGATGTTTTGCGCGATGCGCGCGCCAGTCCGTACCAGTCAATCGGCGTTTCAAAGTACCGGCCATTATCGGCGCAGTACATGTTATCCAGCAGATCATAGCTCTCCGCCCGGTAAGGGCCGTCAAAGCTGAAGGCACTCAGCGACGGGGCGCTTCTCAGTGCGTCAGACAGGTCGCGCGATGTGGCTGGCTGGCGGTTGTAACTCTTTTTACTCTTTTTCATCAGAACTCCATCGCAAATCCACCGCTGCCGTCTTTTTCCTGTCCCAGCGGTTCGTTGATAATGGCGAGCATCGTCGCCCAGGCAAGATCGCCATGGCTGATGCCGCGGGATCGGTCAGTGTCATAGGTGATAAACCCGCCAGGTGTCTTAACCTTTCGCACGGCATTGAAGGCCGTCACAAGTGCCCGCTCGCTGCGATCGTATTCCCAGCGACCGGCGCGAATGATATGGAGCATTTTCAGCACCAGGGCGCGCTTTGAAGCCAGGTTAAAGGTATACGGCACCGCCATGGGGAAGAACTTTCTCACTATCTGGTAGACGGCTTCACCGTTACCACCGGTCACGTCAATGCCAATGTGCTGAACGTTATATTTAAACGTCAGGTTTTCGATAACTTTCGCCTGCTCTTCGAACTCCAGCCCCTGTACCTGGATGGTTTCTATCGTGCGGAACTTCCCACCGGGCACCAAAGGTGGCACTGTGACGGAGACCCCGCCACTGTCACCCTTACCACTGCTACCGTTGGCGTCATAGCCAATCCAGACCGCGCGCTGTCCCATGGGTCTGCTGGCAAAAGGTTTCCAGTCGGGCCACTCGTCGTAACCGTCAGCCCCACAGCCGATCAATGCGTTAAGGTTGAACGCCGACTCACCATCCCGGACGAACTCGCACATGTACAGGTTCTGGAATTCATCGTCGCTGTTCTCATCCTGAATTTCGTCCAGGCGGGTAAGTTTCCAGCCCTTATCTATCACATCCTGAATGGTGACTATCTGCCGCCAGGTTTTATCCGGACATAACAGGCCGCTGTTGAGCGTCTTCCAGGACACGTCAAACGCCTGCCGCTTCGATTTGGCGCGCTTTTCGTTCCAGCGATCGCCCGTCCAGAACTGATAGGCCTCGTGTGTTTCACTTGACGGTGTAGAGAAGTAAGTACGCGTCAGCCCTCTCAGCGTCGCCATAGCAGCCGCTACTTTGCGTAGTTTGATGAAATTAGCCACCCAAAAAAATTCATCGAAATATAAATGCCCTGTGTATGACTGCGCACTTGCTGCTGATGTGCCGAGAAAGTGCAGCTCTGCGCCGTTGGACAAAACAATTTTGTCACCACCTTTCAGCTCAACGTCCACCTCTTCCGCCAGCTTCTGGATGATCCCCTTGAACTGGTATGCCTGACGGCGCGACGCAGAGAGGAAAATCTGATTTCGCTGATACGGGTATTCCACCGTATCCCTGAGCGCTCTCAGTAATGCTTCCTGAGCAAAATACCAGGTAGCACCGATCTGACGGGATTTGAGTATCATGCGGTTACGGCAATCTGCCGCTTCACAGACCGCCAGTGCGTCATACCAGTCACGCTGATGTGCAGCGAGAGAACCCATGACCTTTTCACGCAGTGCCGTTATTTGCTCATCGGTGAAATGGTTCTTCTGCTTGCGTTTGCGCGTTTTTTTACCGCCAGCAGCCTCTGCTGGCTGACCGTCATTCAGCTTTTTCAACTGCCGGGTAAGCAAATCAATTTCTTTGTAATCACCGCCCGTTTTATTGTCCTTGGAACCCAACTGAATGAGCCGGGCATCAAAGGTCTGGGTTACGCGCTGGATGGTGGGCGTTTCGTCCCATTCGTCGCGTTTCTTCCACGAATAAATTGTGTTCTGGCTGATGCCCATCAGGCGCGAGATCTCCGCTGGCGGGTAGCCCTGCCAGTAGAGTTGTTTTGCGCGTAGCCGTACAAAAGCGTCCTGAATCATCTCTTCTCCCCTTGTATGCCGGGAAGATTACCGCGCGCGCGATCCCGCTTTCGCCCTCTTTCAGTTCTGTGCCTTCAGCGACAACAAAAGCACGTTGAGACAGCAACTTACGCTCTGTCATCATGACCATAAACCAACCAGTAACAGGACAATCAGCATGGCGAGCACCGCAAAACCAGCCCGCAAAAAGTTTCGCGTCGCCGTTTCTGGCGCCACCGTTGACGGTCGCGAAATTAGCGGCGAACACCTGAAAGCGGCAGCGGAAAGTTATGACCCGGGCGTTTACGCTGCGCGTGTGAACGTGGAGCACTACCTGTCAATGCTTCCGAACAGCGACTTCAGCGCTATGGGGGACGTGACCGGACTCAGTGCCGAAGATATCACCGATGGCCCGTTGAAAGGCCGCACCGCACTTTATGCGGAGATCGAGCCTTCAGCACGTATGAAGCAGCTCACTGATGAAGGCAAAAAGGTGTATTCCAGCATCGAACTGCACCCGCAGTTTGCGCTGAATGGCAACGCCTATGTTGTCGGGCTCGCCATGACGGATACCCCGGCAAGCCTTGGCACCGACCGCCTGAAGTTTGCCGCCCAGCAGCGCGCCCAGGTCATGGCGTTCAATAACCAGCAGACCGAGCCCCCGATGTTTACCGAAGCCATGGAAGCGGAAGTTATCGAACTGGCGCAGCAGCGCAGTGAAGAGGGTAAGCAGTGGCTCAGCCGCGTGATGGACCTTATCGGCAAAGGCCGCAAATCCGACAGCGAGCAGTTCAGCCAGGTGCGTGAGGCCGTGGAAAATGTGGCGCAGTCTCACTCTGACCTTCTCGATCGCTTCAATTCACTGGAACAGAAGAACAGCGAAGCCAGCCAGAAGGTTGAAAAACTCACCAGTGAATTAACCACCCTGCGGGAACAGTTGCAGACCCAGGACAGTAACCAGGCGTCCCGCTTTGCTGCTACCGGTGGTAATGGCGCGCAGCTGGTTGATTACTGATTTAACGAAGAGAGACAGACTAATGACAATCGTACTTTCCGGGAATACCCGCACGCAGCTTGAGCTGTACATGCAGCGTCAGGCGCAACTGAGCGGCGTGACCGTCAGCAACCTGACTAAACGCTATTCGGTGGATCCGTCCGTGCAGCAGCGGCTGGAAAATGCCGCCAAAGAAAGCACCGAACTGACGCAAAAGATTAACGTTATCGGCGTTGACGATCAGGAAGGCGATAAAGTCCTGGTTGATACCACCGGGCCGATTGCCCGCACCAACTCCAGCAGCGACGGAGTGAAACGCCGTAACCCGGTGAGTCCTCACGAGCTGGCTGCGCGTCGCTACCGCTGCGAGCAGGTCAACTACGATACTTTCATCAGCTATTCACAGCTGGATGCCTGGAGCGCTCACCCTGATTTTCAGGCCCGCGTCAGCCAGCAAATTGCGCGACAGATTGCGCTTGACCGCATCATGATCGGTTTTAACGGCACCTCGCATGCGCTGATCTCCGATTTCGCCGCTAACCCGCTGCTTCAGGATGTGAATACCGGCTGGATGGAGCAAATCCGTAAGCATGCAGCGGCCCGCGTTATGTCAGATGTGACCATTTCCACACGCGACATGGATAACAAAGTTACCGCCAGAGGCCAGTATGGTAATCCGGATGCACTGGTGCAGGACGTCCGTTCTTCTCTGCTGGATGAATGGCACAAAGACGCGCCGGATCTGGTGGTTCTGATGGGGCGTGATTTGTTCAACACCCTGCGCCTGCCGTTGATTAACGCGATGAGCACCACCAACCCGAACACGGAACTGATGGCCGGGCAGCTGATTATCTCTTCGCGCTTTATTGGCGGTCTGCCGGTGTACCTTGCGCCATTCTTCCCGAAAGACGCCATGCTGATCACCTCGTTCAGCAACCTGTCGATCTACTTCCAGAAGGGGTCTCTGCGCCGCCTGATGAAGGAAGAACCGGAATACAACCGTATTGCAACCTACCAGTCGATGAATGATGCCTACGTGGTGGAGGACTACGGCAAAAGTGCACTGATTCAGGGCATTAAGTTTGCCGATGCCCCTGCTGAGGGTGGCGGTGCGTAACTGACGGTACGGGCGCACGCAATGCGCCCGTCATAACGGAGGACATAACTGATGCTGACACCGGCACAGAAACATTTTCAGAACGTCATGGCGCAGCGTACAGGGCTCAACAGCGGTGAAGAAACCCTGGGCGAGCGTACTGCACACGAGCAGATCCTGCACCGCCTTCGCCTCGCGCAGTCACGGTTAAGCGGGATCCAGGCCAGGGCGGCAAAAGCGGAGGTTAAAAAAGAACTTCTGCCCGATTTTGCCGGATGGATTGACGGCACGCTTGAAGGTGACAGCGGTCGCCAGGACGAAGTGATCACCACCCTGATGGTATGGGCTGTCGACTGTGGCGATCTGGCACTTGCCCTGCGCATCGGCGAGTACGTAATACGCCATAACCTCAGTCTGCCGGACAATTTCGGGCGTGATGCCACGACGGTACTGACAGAAGAGATTTGCAATCCGATCCTGACGCTGGCGGGAACCGATCCGGATGCGGATTTATCCGGCTTCATCGCCCCGCTGGATACGCTGTGGGAGATGGTCGCGAACCGTGACATGCCTGATGAGGTGCTTGCCAAACTTTGTAAAGCCTGCGCCTTCGCTCGTCGCGCCTCCACTGACCCGGAGACGCAGGGCGCTTCGCTGAAGCTGCTTCGCCAGGCGATGCACCTCAACCCGAACGCCGGTGTTAAGCGTGAGATCGCCGCATTAACCCGCGCACTTAAAAAGGTTCAGGGTGCCGGTGGTGATGTGGCCGCTACTGCCGAAAGTGACGTTGCTGCAGAAAAGAAAGAGCCTGCGAAGACTAAAGCCAGCAGAACGCCGCGCAAAACGACCACCGGGAAGGCCAGTGCCGCCCGCAAGAGCACGAAAAAATAATTAACGACTTCGACCCCCGTCGACAGGCGGCGCGACCGGCGATCTGAACCCTCTCCGTGTTCTTTTTTCCGGTCGCCCACCGCCTGATTTTTCCGGAGAGCGCCCTATGAGCATGGTGGCAAAACCCAGAGTAGAACCGGCAGAAAACGACATCACCGATATTGATGACGGTGAAGAGAAAGTCACTGCCGGAGCGTTCTGGCCTGACATTGTGCTTCGGGAGCTGCGTCTTGCCAGCCGCATTCCGGGCAGGACAACCACTTCACGGCTGATGTATGTCACCACCGAAGCCGTCGCGCATGTTACCGATGAACTTCAGGAGTGGCAGCAGCAACAGCAGGCAGAAGGTTACAGCACGCTGGCGGATGCCCCGACCATTAAACCGAATGGTGAACCTGAAATACCGCCGCGAAAAATCAACGGCGCGAGCATCAATATTCACCGCTACCGCCGTGCGGTCTATGCCGCCACGCGCGCCCTTATCCTTGAGAGCGCCCGCGACGTGGACACGACCAACAAGAGCGACCGGAAAGCCGATGCGCTGGACACGCAGGCGGAAGACCTCTGGCGCGACGTACGCTGGGCTATTGCCGATATTCGCGGTGCTCAGCGTATCTGGGCGGAGCTTTGCTGATGAAAGTGAAGGCACTACAGGGCGATACCGTGGATTTACTGTGCTGGCGTCATTACGGCACCACGCAGGGGATGACGGAGAAAGTGATCGCAGCCAATCCAGGGCTGAGTGGACAGTTATTCCTTAATCCTGGTCAGGAGGTGGAACTACCGGACCAGGGGCAAAAGAAACAACGGGAGATGGTACAGCTATGGAGCTGAATATATTCCAGCGGATACATGACCACATCACTTTTTTTATGTCAGTGGTAGTCACCGGTATCGGCGTAATGACCATCAGCGAAAAGATCGCGATGGCGGGGCTGCTGTTAGGGGCGCTTTCGCTGGCCCGCGCCTGGCTGCACCGTGGCAGGATGGAACGGGCGCAAAAACGCCGTAACGATCTGATTGCACAGATCCTCAGTCAGTCTGAAGCCAGAAGCCTGCACGAAGCGGAACGCCGGGCGCTTGAGCTGTTACAACATGACGGGCATGGCGATGAATCTGCCCGTTAAGCGCTACGCCGTCGCCGTCATTGTTGCGCTGGGGATCTCGCTGGCTCCGGAAGCCCTGCGTACATCCGAAGAAGCGCAGGTAAAAATTGCCACATGGGAAGACTGCCGCGCCACCCCATACCGTGACATTGCGGGAGTGGCGACGGTCGGCTGTGGTTCCACTGGCAATGTGCAGAACCGACTGTACAGCGAAAGTGAAGTGGCGAAGCGCTGGGTTAATGACCTGCGTCATGCAGAAAACTGCGTTAACCAGAATTTTAACGGTGCGGGCATGCCACAGTCTGCGTTTGAGTCCATGACAGACGCGGCCTATAACATGGGCTGCTCTGGCCTGATGTGGTTCAAAGACAGAAATGGAACGCGCCAGCGCACCACCATCTGGAAACTGGCACAGGCGCACCAGTGGGCTCCTATGTGCGACCGCCTGACCGATTTTGTTAACAGCAGCGGGAAGCGTGTACAGGGATTACTCAACCGCCGCACCGATTTTAAGGCCTGGTGCCTGCGTGATATTGAGACACAGCGATGAATCAGACAATCACACTTTGCCTGCTGCTGGCGCTGGTTACGGGTGGATTGCTCTGGCAGACAAACCAGCGCGGAAAAGATTCGGTTCGTAATGATGTGCTTTCCCGTGAGCTGAAAAGCACCGGCGAAATCATGGGTGAACTGCGGGCAATAAAAGCAGACGTCACTGCTCTGCTGGCACAACGGCAGGCAGATGAACAGCAACGAAATGCACAGGGGGAAATCAGACGTGAGCAGATGCGCGAAGCAACGAAAAACGATACGTGCGCTAACACTGTGGTGCCTGTTGCTGTCAGTAACAGCCTGCAAAACCGCCCCGCCAATACCACGGGTACAGATAGTGCACGAGCCGGTGCCGGAAAGCCTGACAGCCGCGACGCCGCAGCCGGAACTGGCAAGCCCGGTCACCTGGGGCGGAATAGCCAACTGGAGTGATCGCCTGCGCGATGCGCTGGATAGCTGCAATGCCGATAAGGCTGCGATTAGTGAACTCGATATTCGCCGCCTTAAACGACTGAATGAGAACACGGGAGCAGGACAGTGACGTTATTCGATTTTATTGCTGAGCATCCATTCTGGACGCTGATTTATCTGCTGATCATTGCGGGCGTGATTGAACGCTTCGCACGTTAAAAAAGGTGCCACCATGCTGAAAATTAACTCACTGCGTGAAGCGATGGTCCACGCCAGCCGCTGGTGTAAAGCCAACCCGGAGAAGTTCACGGTATTTGTGGAAAGCGGCGGCATTGAGACAACCGGCGAAACACCTTCTTTTGCCTACCGCTATAACCTGGTGTTTTTCGCCATGGATTTTCCCGGCGATATCGACGATTTCACCTTACCGTTGATGGCCTGGCTCTGGCACAACCAGCCAGACCTGCTGCTTAACCCTGAGAATAACAAAGATGTTAAGTTTTCAGTCGCCATCAATGACGACGACAGCGCCGATATTCTTTATGAAATCCCGGTCAGGGAGCGTGTGAAAGTCAGCCGCGATGAAGACGGAACCGTCCACGCGGAACACCTGCCAGAACCAAAACCCCGTATTCCATCAGCTGGCGGAGACTGGCACGCCGTGTTTGAAGATGTGACGTGGGAGACTGCCGTATGAGTGACGATCGATTTCGTGAACTGGATAAAGTATTCAGCGATATCCTCGCAGGTATCTCTGCGTCCGGGCGGACTCGCTCGGCACGCCTCATCGGGCAACAAGTTCGCCGCAGCCAGCAGCAGCGTATTCGGGCGCAAAAAGGCCCGGATGGAGCTGCTTACCCACAACGCAAGCGCCGGATCATTCGTTCCCAGCAGGGCATTAAATTTATCTGGAATAACGAAGTCAGGACGCTGAAAAACTGGCACGGCGGGCGGGGGAAATACGGACGCACTATCACCGGCTTTGACACCGAACGTAATGACATTCGCACGTTTTACCGCAGCGATATTGATCGTTATCTGGAAATTAACACGCGCTCGCTGCGCCGCGATACGGCCCGTAAGGCGCCGATGTTTGAGCGTCTGCGTACACTGCGGTTTATGAAGATGCACCCTGATGCGCAGGGCGTGACCGTGGGTTATGACGGTGTGGCTGCGCGTATTGCCCGCGTGCACCAGTACGGACAGCGCGATCAGGTCGGGCCGGGTGTTGTGACTAAATACCCTGTTCGTGAACTGCTGGGCCTGTCTGCGGTGGATGAACGTCTGATTTACAACGCCACCATTAACAGCCTGGGAAGTGCCGCACGATGAACGCCGAACTGATACGCCTGCTGGAAAACATCATTCGCACCGGCGTAATTTTTGCCGTTGATGAAAAAAAATGGCGTGTCCGCGTGCGTAGCGGAAATCTGGAAACAGGATGGCTGCGCTGGAACACCCCACGGGCGGGAGAATTCAACATCTGGATCCCGCCGTCCACAGGTGAGCAGGTCTCCATTGCCTGTATCGGCGGCAACCCGGAGACCGCCATTATTCTGGGAAGCCTGTACAGCAATGACCATCCGGCACCGGGCAGCAGCCTGAAAGAAATCGTGATAAAGGCACCAGACGGCGCAGTTATACGCTACGACGCTGACACCAGTGCGCTGGAAGCCACCGGCATGAAAACCGCGAAGCTTGAGGCAACTGTTAGCGTCACGCTTGATACCCCTGTTGTGGAGTGCACTAAACATCTGAAAACCGCCACGTTTGAAGTTACGAAAGGCGGCAAGATGCGCGGTGATGTTGAGCACAGCGACGGGAAAATGACCTCTAACGGCGTGCAGGTCGACGACCACGGTCACGGTGGCGTGCAAAGAGGCGGTAGCTGGACGGAGGGCACAAGATGACGGCGACTTACACGGGGATGAATCCCAACGGCACCGGCACCCTGAACGATACCGATCAGCTGTGGAACTCAGTGAAGGACATACTTACCACGCCGCTTGCCAGCCGGGTGATGCGACGTGATTACGGCAGTCTGGTACCTGACCTGATTGATGAGCCGCAGAATGATGCCACTCGTCTTCAGTGCATGAGTGCCGCCGTTATCGCGCTGGCACGCTGGGAAACCCGAATTGCGCTCAACACCATTGATATCCGCTGGTCAAAGGATGGACGGGCTGTGGCAGAACTCACTGGCATTATCACCCGAAGTATGCAACCGGCCACCATCACGATGACACTACGGGAGAGCAGCCATGGCGACCGTTGACTTATCGCAGCTTCCGAAGCCGCAGATTATTAAAGTGCTGGACTTCGAAGAGATCCTTGTTGAGGTCAAAGCGGACATGATTGCGGCATTTTCTCCGGAGCAACAGCCCGCTGTTGCCGCTGCGCTTGAGCTGGAATCTGAACCCCTGAACGCCATTGCCCAGGTATTCGCCTACCGGGAAATGATGCTGATGCAGCGCGTAAATGACGGTGCGGCGGCGTGCATGCTGAGTCATTCCACCTTCAGCGACCTGGACAATCTGGGAGCAAACAATAACACCCAACGCCTGGTCACGAAGGAAGCCACAGATACCACTGAGGCCGTCTATGAAAGCGACGCTGCATTCCGGCTGCGTATTCAGAGTGCGTTCGAAGGGCTGAGCGTTGCGGGACCAACCGGCGCATATGAGTATTTTGCCAAAAGCGCCAGCGGTAAGGTGGCTGATGCCAAAGCAACCAGCCCGTCACCTGCCGTGGTCGTGGTCTCCGTGCTTTCCACGGAGGGAGACGGAACGCCAGACCAGGCGTTACTGGCAACCGTTAATAAAGCGCTGTCTGCGGAAGACAAAAGGCCGGTCGCCGATCGCCTGACGGTTCAGGCGGCAGAAATCGTGAATTATCACATCAACGCCGTCCTGTATCTCTATCCGGGGCCGGAGTCTGAACCCATCCGCGCCGCCGCAGAGGATGCGTTACGGTCGTGGATAAGCCAGCAGGGCAAGATAGGTCGTGATGTTGCACGCTCCGCCATTATGGCGGCATTGCATGTGCAGGGCGTTCAGCGAGTGGAATTACCGGAGCCTGTCAGCGATATCGTTATTGACGACACGCAGGCTGCGCGATGCGAGTCATTCACTATCACGGTAGGGGGAACAGATGAATAACAGCCTGCTCCCGCCTTCTGCCAGCCGCTTCATGCGGGATGTGGAGAAAATCACTACGCGGCTTGATCGTGTTCCGGTTGATCTCCGCACGCTGTGGAACCCGGATGAATGCCCCGTGGACCTGCTTCCTTATCTTGCCTGGGCGCTGTCAGTTGATCGCTGGGATAAAAACTGGTCAGAACAGACGAAGCGACAGGTGATTAAAGCCGCCTGGCTCGTTCATCGTCACAAAGGCACGATTTCCGCGCTGAGACGTGTGATTGAACCGTTTGGCTATTTGATGCGGGTGACGGAATGGTGGCAAAACGACGACGAACCGGGGACTTTTCAGATTGATATTGGCATTCAGGAACAGGGGATCACCGAGGAAATCTACCGCGAACTTGAGCGTGCGATTGATGACGCAAAACCCAGAAGCCGCCACCTGACGGGGCTCATCCTGTCATTGAAAACACAGGGAACAATAACAGCAGGTGCTGGCTGTTATACGGGCGATACGCTGATTGTTTATCCCTATTTTCCTGAAACCATATCCGTGCACGGTGGCGACTACACCGGCGCAGCAGTCCATTTTATTGATACCGTGGAGGTAGCATTTGGCGACTAAATATCTTGCCCTGTTAACCAATATCGGGGCCGCAAAACTGGCAAAAGCCACAGCTTTGGGTATGAAGGTTGAGATCACCCAGATGGCCGTTGGCGATGGCAATGGCGTGCTGCCAACTCCGGATCCTGCACAGACCACGCTGATTCATGAGGTGCGTCGCGCACCGCTGAACATGCTGACCGTCGACCCGGCAAACGCCAGCCAGATTATCGCGGAGCAAGTTATACCGGAAGACGTGGGCGGGTGGTGGATCCGTGAAATCGGTCTGTTTGATAAAGACGGCGATATGATTGCGGTTGCCAACTGTGCGGAGACCTATAAACCACAGTTGCAGGAAGGCAGCGGACGCGTTCAGGCCATCCGAGTGATACTGATCGTCAGCAGTACTGAAGCGGTGACACTGAAAATTGATCCGGCTGTCGTGCTGGCAACGCGCCAGTATGTTGATAATAAAATTATTGAGGTGAAAACCTACGCAGATAACGTGATGAAAAAGCACGTTGCCGCTGATAATCCGCATAGCCAATACCCGCTGATTGAGAATGCGTTAAAAGAACTGGCTGATGCTGGATTAGTTAGTGAGGCTCTCAAAAATCTTGGTTTGGGGGAAGCGACGGAAACACTGGATGATTTACGTTTTTGTGGGGCGTTAGTTTCGCGGGGCAGGAAAGCGCTGAATCCGGTGCGCATTTTCTTTGGGGCCGATTCGCTGAGTGAGGGCACACCTGATTCCTATACCCAAATTGTCGGGGGGATGATGGGAGCCAAAACAGCACAATCAGGCCTGCTTGTTCCATGCCGCAAATCGCTTGTCAGTAACGTCAGTGGATTCCTTGAAGGGCGCGATGCCGGAACGCGTGGAATTTACCCGAGGACGTATTCTCTGTCAGGGGATGCGTTATACGGTGACGAACTGGTCAATGCCACCCTGCGCCATCTGCCAATGGTTACGTCAGGGGTAATGATGGCATGGAAAAAAGCCCGCCTGTACTACCTGGCCCAACCCGGCGGCGGTACGTTTGATTTCAGACAGTATGCTGCATCAGGAACAAAAGGCGATATCGTCAGCGTTGATACTCACAGCGATGTGTACCAGATTCAGTATGCCGAAATTGCGATTAATCCCGGTGTCAGTCAGGCTTACACAGAAGTGCTCAACGGCAACGGAAAGCTGTGTCTTTTCCTTATGGAATATATTAACTCTGACAACGACTATGTAATTTTTAACGGTGCTCAGGGCGGTGCCAGCGCTCAGGACTGGAATCGGCTGAATAAGGAAACGCAACGGCAGTGGATGAGCCTGTTGCGCTTTGACACCTGTATTTATAACGCAGGAACCAATGACCGCTACTCCCGTACCGCAGAAGATTTCAGGCAGGACTTGTCCGGGTATCTGACCAACCTCGCCAGTGCAGACAATGCCCCACATATTATTGTTGTTGTGCCTACACAGACGAAAGATTACGCCAGTACGCACGCGAAGGATTACCCGGATGTTTATTCTTCTGTGGCGGAAGTTAACGGTTTTGGCTTTATTTCCATGCCGCTATGCCTCGGAGATTATGCTACCTGCAATGAACGGTTTGGCATGCTGGCAGATGGTATTCATCCGTCAAAAGCGGCGCACAGGGCATTTGGCTTTTTCTTCGCCTCTTTGCTCAATATGTCTGTTAAGAATGAACCTCGCCCGACGTTTAGTGCCGGGGGCGGTGGTTCGGATGCCGACCCATACGAGGTGGATTTTAGCAAGTGGTACAGCAATAACGCTCTGGTTAAAGGGGGCATCAGGACGTTGATTGCCACCTTTCAGCCTGGTGCTCCTTATATTCATGTTTATGTGGATATTGAAGTAGCAGCGCGGGTTAATCCGGGGGTATTTTCCTTCATTGAACGCAGAATGCGGATTCATATGCGCTCAGGCGGATCGAGTGGGAATATCACACAGGCGCAGGTATTACTGAATGAAGAGAAAACTAAACTGATTGAAAGCGGCTGGGGGTTTACGTTCAGCACAGAGGCGGATACGTCCACTGGAATGCTGCAGATATTCATGGAGGTTAGCCGGGACTGCAACATATTCAGCCGTGTGACGGATGTCAGGGTATTGGTGGGCTCTGTTGCGGCAAAAGGGAGCGCGCTCAAAATGGTCAATATGCTCTGAAACCGGAGTGACAGAAACGGCTCATCAGCGAGCCGTTTCTGTTATTGCAGCATATTGGTAAACAGCATGCTCCGGATCACACACTCACTTCTGACGATGCCGGGCATTGTCGAAATGCCGTTCACAATATTGATGTGTTACTGGGAAACATTGAAATCCAAATCAATCATGACAAAATACTTTCATGTAACCAGAGTCTGCCTAACAGGTAATAGCCTTCTTTTATCAACGGAGTATGTTTATATGCCATTAATTAACGTTAATTTACCAGCGAATATGAATGTTCCGCCAGATCATCTACGGCATCTCAGTAACACCGTCAGAATGAGCCCGGAGGGGATAGAGGTGAGCGCTGGAAACAGAAGATATAGCGTAATACATATTCCGTGGTTGCAAGGGTTTAGTGTGAATGCTCTGGACAGGGGGTGGCTTAATCAATTTGTTTTCAGAGTTGATCAAAGGGCGGAGAGACTGGAGAGGCAACTAAATAATGGTATCAGACTTGTTGATATTTTGATTAATTTACCCAGAATCTCATTCGCCCCCACCGCCCATGCAGAACAACAAGACATGGCACTGAGGATAATAAGTAAAATTGATTCAACGGATTTTAATGTTGAGCAGGAAAATCTCTTGCTACCAGAAGATCACTTGACCTGCCCGATAACGTTAAGTATTCCTGAAAGGGGGGTCTTTGTCAGGACATCATTGCAGTCAGATACCTGTTGTGTATATGACTCAACGGCTCTGAAAGAACTGGTTTCCCGACGACTGCCTCACCCTGTAAGTAGAGAGGTGATGACAGAAGCCCATATTGTTCCGAAAGAGCAGTGTCATTTTGAATCAGAAAAATGGACTTTTGTTCACACTATTTCAAATTGAGAGATTTATTTTATCAAATGACATTTTTAATATTAATTAAAAGTCCTGAACACCAGAAGTAATATCAACAAATGTACTACCATATTTGACCATACTCGATACACAGCAGCGCTACACCAACCCGGATAGCTTGCTGTTTATCGAATTAAACGCCGCATTGGCACCATCCTTCAGTCCGGTCAACAGATCACCGACAGAGGAAGACTGAAGCCGTTCGCGAAGGTCTTCATCACAACGCTGAAAACTTATTGAGAACTCTATTTTTTTCGCCTTGCCGTACTGGTCAAGCTCCGATCGGGTGGTTTGCAGGCCGGTGATAACGTACATCCCGTAAATCTGCCCTGTGCCATCAATCAAAGGCCAGGGGCGTCCGGTATAGGCCTGCGTGGTCAACACCGTCAGCGAGACCTCGCCGCCAGTAATTTCCGGGTAAAGTATGCCAGAAAGTGTGATCTGATCTTCACCGGCCCCAATGTACTGCCAGCTTGCCGAACGGTTGATCCGCTCATTTTTGACGTGCCGCCAGGATTTATTTTGCTGTAGCTGCTGATGGGGTAACGTCTTCAGCTCAAACACAAACATACCGTAAACCATCATCATAACGTCACCTTTTCACCTAATCTGTGTCCCGGAAACTGCCGCGACCTGCACGGGTCAGCCGGTTTAATTCTGCCTTAACCATTTCCCCCACCGTCTTCGCCAGTTCGCGGGGGTTCTGAGTCACCACGTTGTGCAGATGTACGTGAATTTCACCGTTAAACCCACCTGCAGCACTGTCATTTCTGGCGCTGTCAGCTGGGCGTCTGACCGGGGATAACATGGCCTGCACAACAGGAGCCGCCGCCGCTGCAACAACCGGGGCAAGTGGCGGCGCAATCGCGGCTGAGGTTCGCGCAAGCCTTGACTCCTGCCATTCACCACGTACTTCCAGGGCGCGGGGCAGGTTTTTGAATACAATATCACCGGGGCCAATCCGTTTTTTCGTCTCCTGAAGCATGCCGCCCGTGTTATCGGATATTTTCTGTAGCCGCCGTTGAGTCCCCTGATCACCAGTCAGCGGTGTATGCGCTGGTGGAGGCGGCGTTGTACCTGTTTCAACTTTCGGGGGGGAAGGCTTCCACTCTTTCTTCACCATCTTTTTCTGTTGTGGATCCCACTCCCACATAACAGGTTCTTTTTTCAAATCGTCGAGCTTTCTTCTGGCCTTTTCTGCTTCGTCAGGCAGCACCCCCAGCTTTTCCAGTATCCAGGCCAGTGAGTCCATGAGGGCTTTGGCCGGAATCAGCACCAGTTGCAGCGCACCGCCAAGCACGTTGCCAAAGATTTCCCCGGCGCTGGCACAATTATCAAGAGTCTCTTTGCTGGATTCCATCGGGGTAAGGAGTTCTTTAAACCAGCTCCACACCTGACTGATACCATTGCTGATTGCGTCAAACAGCGGGATGAACTGTGCAAACGACTCCCGGAGCGGTGCCAGCTTTTCCATAATTCCGCTGAACACACCGCCAAAAAATGCTTTGACTGGCTCCCAGTATTTCCAGATAAGCAGGCCAGCCGCGACAAATGCCGCACCGACCAGACCTATCGGACTCAGTAACAGCGACAGCGCGCCGCCAAGCACCGACACAGCACCGGTGATCATTCCCCACAACACAGGGAGACCGGTAAGGCGAAGCGCCAGCATCGCGATATCGCGTACAAGAGAGCCCAGCGCGGCACCAGGTGAGGCAAATACCGCCAGCAACATCCCTCTCAGTGGGCCAAAAATACCCGTCAGTCTGCCAGCCCCCCTAGCCATTGAAGAGAATGCAGCAGGCCAGCCTTTGATGCTTCCCATAGGCCCGCCCATAAGCGCGCGCAACTGAGCAAACATCGGGATGGCCCGACCGAGTCCTTTTGTTCCTGTCAGCAACGCAAAGCCAAGTTGCAGTTTTGCTATTGGCCCCAGCAATACCCCGACAACCAGAGACAATCCACCGATGATGGCCGTAAAGGCCAGCGCACTGCCGCCGATAATCAGTAATGTCTGCGTTAACCGGGGATTTTCTTTTGCCCAGGTCGTCATTGCCCCGACAACATCGCTGATCCTCTGAACCAGTCCACGAAGTGGCCCGTCAAGCAGCTCTTCAATCTGGATGCGAAAGCCTTCCCATGCGCTGTCGAGGTTCTTCAGATCGCCATCAAGGTTATCCGCCATCTTTTTCGCGACCGTGGCAGATTCGCCCTGCGCTTTTTTCAGCTCAGCCAGCAGCTTTTGCAGCTCACCACTACCCGCTGACTGCACCAGAGCCTGGAAGGATTTGGCTGCTTCCTCACCGGCAATGTCTTTGAAGAACGAAAGTCTGTCCACATCGCCGTACTTACTGACGGCCTTATAAACATCAGCAAGGACAACTTCAGCCGGTCGCATTTTCCCGGTTGCGTCTGCAACGCTGACCCCGAGTTCTTTGAGCGCATCTTTGGCTTTGCCCGTTGGCGCAGCCATACGGGAGAACGTGGACTGCAACCCCGTACCGGCGATGCTGCCACGCAACCCAACGTTTGCCATCACGCCGATCATCGCGGTGGTCTGCTCAACGCTGACGCCCAGCCCGGCCATCCCCGTTCCGGCGTATTTCATCGCCTCACCAATGTTTGCCAGGTCGGTGTTAGTGCGCGTAAACGCCGCCGTCAGCACGTCACTGACCCTGTCCATCTCTTTCGGATCCAGTTTGAACTGCGACAGAATATTTGATCCGATATCGGCACTTTCGCCCAGCTCCATCCCACCGGCCAGCGCCATGTTTAGAACGCCGGGTAACGCAGCCTGTATGGCCTGTGGCGTGAATCCGGCCATTGCGAGAAATGCCTGACCGCTGGCCGCATCACGGGAATTGAACTGCGTTTCTGCCCCCAGTTTTTTAGCCTGTTCACGGAGCGCGGCAAATTGTGGATCGGTTTTATCGAGACGCGTCAGCGCCCCGACGCGGGAAACTTCCCTGTCAAACCCTACAGCCGGAGCAAGAAAGCGACCGGCACCGTAACCGGCAACGGTAGCGGCCCCCATGGCAACCGCACCGCCGCCGCGCAACTTACCGGCCATCTGCTGAGCATGGTCATAGCGTGCACGCGCCTGTGTCACTCGCGCCAGCATCTGCCGTTCGCGCTCCAGCGTCTGGTTGTACTGTTCGGTACGCCGTATGGCGCTTTGGATGGTTCGATCACTGCCGGACAGCGTGATGCCATGCCTGACCATCACAGCCGTCGCCTCGCGCAGCTTCTCTTTCTCACGGGTGCGAACTTCATTCAGGCGATTCAGCTTTGCCGTCAGCATTGCCATGTGTTCGCGCTGTTTGTCCGTCATCACGTTCCCGGCCTGCTGTGCCTGACGGAGACCGTTCAGCTCCCGCTGCGTCGTCTGGATCTTTTCGGTGGTTTTGGTGAAGTTCTCGCGCAGGCGGGCAAACGCTTTTGACTGCGTCCCCAGCGATTTAATGTCGGTCTGCGTTTTTTTGAGGGAATCAGAGAGACCGCCCACACTCTGGCGGGCGGTCTCAACAGGTCGGGTAAGTTTATCGATCGCGCTGAAGGCGATACGGATATCAAGTGTCTTCATCTTCACGGGCTCCGCTACGTCGCGCGGCCCGTTCGCGCCAGGTGATAACCTCACCCGGATCCATCATGTAGATATCGGCGCGCGACCAGTTAAAAACAACGGCAATATCAGCGACCAGCTCTTCAATCTGGTCGAATTTGACCACCGTTACAGTGCTTCCGTCTCCGGCTCGTTCTGTGCTCCAGAGCCCGTAGGCACCAAAAAAGGCACGATCGCCTGAGAGAGCGCGATAAAATCAGCGGTGGCCATCGTTTTAATTTCGCTTTCTTTAAGGCGTGGCGAAGTCACGCGCGTGAACAACGTCACCAGTGTGTCTGTTTTCATATTGAGCACATCCGAGAGAGACAGACCACGCAGAGAACCGGACTGTTTAATTGCTTCGCTAATCTCCACGTAGGTGATTGTCTCTTCGCTGCGGACAATTGGCTGGGCCAGCGTCACACCACCTTCAGCTGTTACTGATGCAGTATCATTTTTTTTCATCGTTGAGTCTCCGGGCGGCACACCGCTGTGCCGCCGTCAGGGTTAATTATCAGCCCATTCCCAGGGCGGACGTGATGCGGTCAGGGTAGATATTCTTGCCGTCTTTCTTGTAGATAAAGTTCAGCAGATCAATCTCAATAATCGGCTTATCGTCGATGGAGAATTTGTAATACGTCGATTTGAACGTGTATTTCTCGACGGTGTTTTCACCCTGCTTACTGTCGCCACCATCAAGCTCGGTAAAGCGTCCGCGCAGCTCTACCTCAACAAGCTGGCTGTCGCCATCGGTGTAGTATTCACCGGCGAAACGCAGGCGGGTGCCGTCGATATCCGCGCCATATTCAAGAAAAAGCGCTTTAATCACGCCGCCAAATTCGATGGAGGAATCCAGCGCCCCGGCATCCAGTCCGAGATCCACACCAACGGATCCAATCATGCCGCCACCCTGGTAGTCTTCCAGCTTGCGGCTGAGTTTCGGGCGGGTAAACGAGGTGACTTTCCCGATCTGGTTATCGCCGTTAACAAAGCAGGTGAACAGGCGGAGTTTATGAGGAACAGCCATTTACGCACCTCCCAGAGAAGCGAATGCAGGTCCAAAGAATTCATCCGTGAAGGTCTGATGTAGCGTCAGATCTTCCAGCGGCGGCACGGGTGTATATTTGTAGCGGATACGCACCCGCCCCTGACGAAGGTCAGTGGTGCTGTTGTCCACCACGTCATACCAGCATTCAGCACCGATAAGACGCCCGGACGTGACCAGCTTATCCAGCTTCGCGCGGATGCCGCTGATAACATCTTTCACGTTCGCCGGGGTCAGCGGTTCGTCAATATCTTCAAACTGTGCTTCCGCAATGCTGTCTGCCAGCACCTGCGCGGTGCGGGTGGAGACTTCAAAGATATAGTCTTTGGTATCCGGCGTGCGGTTGCCCCAGAAACGAAAGCCGTTACGCTTAATCAGCGTGGTGATTTCTTTGTTGTTCAGCGCGTTGGCGTCGCTGTCTTCAGCCTGAAGTGACCAGAACACCTGTTTTGACATTCCAAGCACATTTTTTACCGGGACGTTTGACAGCGACTTGTGCCAGCCCTGGGTGTGATCGATTTGCGCACGCAGACCGCAGGCATATGCCGGGGCCGGGAACACTTCGTTCTTACCAGACACCGGGTTATAGGCGATGAAGTCAGGCCAGATAAGCATCAGTTCGCGATACGCGAAGGTTGCGCGGTAGGCGATGGCATCCGCCATCGTTTCACAACCGTTGCACCCGGCATACACAAAGGCACGCAGCTTCTCAGCAATCACACAGAGGGAGGATGTCACCTCTTCCGTATCGAGATCGGGCGCTGACAGAATGCGTGGACGATATCCGATACGCTCATCCTGTTCCGCTACCAGAAAGGCATACATCCCGGTATAAGTCCCATCGGATTCAGTACCGCCGATCACCAGCTGCGACTGCGTTTTTTTACCTTCACCGTCTTCCGCTTGAGCGACACGCACTACGATGACTTTTGTGCTGACCTGATCGGCAACTGCTTTCAGGCTCTTGTACAGTGTGCCGGTCTTACCCGTCAGGCCCAGCACGTCGTTGACCCGATGAAGAAGAACGGGTTTATTCAGGGGGAAGGTGTCAGCGTCAGCATCATCCGCCACAGCAACAATCCCGATAACACTGGAATCAATGTCATCAATGGCTGTCACCAGGTCGGTATTTTCTCTGACGCGGGCACCGTGGAAACGCTCTTCGCTCATGTTTTCCACCATTATGTTGTTTGAGTTCGCAGCCATAATCCCTCATGCACCAGGGCACTTCACGCATTAAGGATTCTGACCGTCAGCCCACAACAAAAAGGGGTTATCGCTTCCCGCGCGCGCGTGAAATCATGCGGAACAACGGAGGCGCTATGACACTGACCGACACACTCAATCTGAAAATTAACAGCTGGTTGGACAACCTTGACGATGCGATAAAGATCCCCGATTACAGCATCACCGCAGGGGGTGAAATACTGTCTGACCTGAATGACCGGATCATGTCGGTATCGATGACCGATAACCGGGGGTTTGAGGCCGACCAGATAACCATCAGCGTGGATGATACGGACGGCATGGTTAAGCTGCCGCCGCGCGGCACGCAGCTGGCGTTATCGATGGGCTGGAAAGGTGAACCGCTGATTTACAAGGGGCTTTATACCGTGGATGAAATATCCCACGAAGGCCCACCCGATATACTGCAGATCACCGCCAGCAGCGCCGACTTTAGGGAGGAATTTAACGTCAAGCGCGAGGTTTCATGGCATGACGTGACGGTAGAACGCGTCGTATCTGCGATCGCCAGTCGCTATAAGCTGAAGGCGCAAATCAGTGAAATGCTGATGAATATCGAAATTGACCACGCCGACCAGACCGAAGAAAGCGACATGTCATTTTTAACGAGGATGGCCGATATGCTGGGAGCCATTGCCACCGTCAAAAATGGTTATCTGTTATTTATCCAGCCGGGCGGCGGCGTAACAGCAGACGGTAAGGCGTTGCCCTCTTTCGCACTGACGCGAAGCGACGGAGATAGACACAGGTTCCGAATTGCTGACAGACAAGCCTATACCGGCGTACAGGCGTACTGGCTGGATCTGAATTTTGGCAAAAAGAAAAAGGTAAGCGTCAAACGCCGCAAGCCGTCAAAGGCTAAAAAAGAAAAGAGCAGCAGTCGCGAAGGTGATTACATGGAAGGGGCAGAGGGAAACGTGTATGTCCTGCGAAAAACTTACCAGAACGAAGAGGCGGCAAAGCGCGCCGCTGCGGCTAAGTGGCAGCAGCTCCAGCGGGGAGCGGCAGAATTCTCGATCACCCTGGCGCGCGGACGCGCTGACCTCTACCCGGAAATGCACTGCACCGTGTCAGGCTTCAAAGCGGAAATAGACAACCAGGACTGGATAATTGCAAAAGCGGAGCATGTGATTGACGACAGCGGCGGATTTACCACGCAACTGGAGCTGGAAGCCAAAATACCCGAATGGATAGCCGAAACGGAATAAGCAGAATACAATGGCCGGGAGTTCAACTCCCGTGGGGGAGCCATTATGTTCAGATGTCCAATTTGCGGCGCGTCATCCCGTATCCGTACCAGCGCTAAAATGAATAACACCAACACCGTCCGGCGTAAATATTACCAGTGTAATAATCTGGCGTGCGGTCTGTGCTTTAGCACTATGGAGGCTTTCGAAAAGTTCACCTCAAAGCAGAACAAAGGAGAGCCTTCGCTTCCGGATAATTTTATTCCACACGATGCCTTTCCGGCTTCTCACCGTGGCCGTGATCAGCTAAATCTAGCTATATGA